AGTAAACTCATGACTACAACAATCACTTATAGAGGGCAGAAGTACGACAAAGATGCGTACAAAGCCAGTGTGTTGGCACAAGCAACACAACAACGCAACCACAATCTAATGTATCGTGGTATTAAGATCGAACGTAAGTTCGCATCGAAGAGCTGATTGTTACGGGAGGCTATTAACCTCCCTTTTTTTTGTAAAATATTTCGAGAACTTCATTAAGTTAGCATACGCTGACTAAATATTGATAGAATTGGAGAGCGAATGAACCAAAAGTCTTCGTAATCGTCCTATCAGGAGAAATTATTATGCATAATCTATTATCGTACAACCAATTAGCAGGATGGAAACTGTCCATTGACAAATTAGCAAAGACCTTAGATAAGACCATGGAAGAATCGGATCTTATCAACGATTACTATGACTGCTTGATTGAATGTGACGAAAAACAAGCTACATGCAAACGTATTTGTAGGAGCGTTCTAGCTTAGTCAATAAACAATTGAACCAAAAGGTGGGGAGGGTTGACTACCCTCCTTTTTTAATGCTATAATATAGTCTACGATCTAATTTTTATGGATAAAGAAACACTCAAACTGATCGTCAAAAATTTAAAATCTCTGATCAATGTTCTAGAATCAGAGGTCTATTCTGACGTAGAAGCATATAAATATCAAGAGAGTCCCTCTGAGATTAGTGATTATGATGAAGTGTTCTATGAGGGAGACGATAGTGTGTAGTGTCAATGAAAGACAAGAAGGCAATCAAAAAGATTATCAAACGTGCTAAGAAACATCCTGGATGGTATACACAGGAAGAAGTATTGTATGCTAAACTAATGAAAAGGACATTGAAAAAGAATGAATGCAAAACTGATAACATCAACTCCTGATGCTGAGAAGACAATGGCTTATGTTGCCAGAGTCTCCAATCCAAACAATCAAGAGAATGAAAATTATTCTGGTCTTTTAAAATATTGTATCAAGCATCAACACTGGTCTGTGTTTGAGCAAGCATATATGACATTGGAACTGAGCACGACCAGAGGACTGGCAGCCCAAGTGCTTCGCCACAGGTCATTTACATATCAAGAATTTTCACAACGCTATGCTGATAGTTCCTTACTCGCGGAGGAGATCCCTCTACCTGAACTACGCAGACAAGACACCAAGAATCGTCAGAATTCTATTGATGACATTGATCCGTTCACAAGACAACAGTTCCAAATCAAAATACAAAAACATTTTGAAGAGGGAATGAATCTCTACAAAGAGATGCTTGATGCATCAATTGCAAAGGAGTGTGCTCGTTTTGTGCTTCCTTTGGCAGTTCCCACCAAAATCTATATGACAGGCTCATGTAGATCATGGATTCATTATATCTCTTTGCGAACTGCTAACGGTACACAGCAGGAACACATGGACCTTGCTAATGATTGTAAGAAAATCTTTATTGAACAGTATCCTACTGTTGCAGAAGCATTAGAATGGAAGTAATCGATAATTTTTTACCAAGGGATATTCACGAAGAATTGGTAGAACGTTTATGTTTCAACTCGAACATGCCATTATACTTTCAACAATGGGTATCTCATCCACCAGAATTAGAAACGAATAATGAACTGTGGAATTGGTATGCCACTCATGAGTTCTACAATCATGATAGACCCATGAGTGAATACTGTTCAAAGATGGTTATCACCTTCGGTGACAGGATTCCTAATCTTAAATCTCTCATGAGGATTAAATTAAATTTCTATCCACATACAGAGACTTTGAGAGAACATGGACAGCATGTTGATTATGACTTTCCATCCCATGCTGCCATCTATTCACTGAATACTTGTAACGGTTTTACCAGATTGCAAGATGGAACAAAGGTAGATAGTATAGCAAATAGATTACTAATTTTTGATGGTAGTGAAGTGCATAACTCATCTACTACAACAGATCAAAAAGGTAGGTACAATATTAATTTCAACTACCTTTAATAAATATTCACACATTATGTAAATTTATGGCAACGTATCCTGTAAAAAACAAAGAAACTGGCGAGACAAAAGATGTTGTAATGAGCGTACATGCATGGGATGATTGGATCAAAGAGAATCCTGACTGGGAAAGGTACTACACACCAGATAATGCTCCTGGGTTTGGTGAGGTAGGAGAGTGGAAAGATAAACTTAGGGTTACTAAACCTGGTTGGAATGAAGTCTTAGAAAAAGTACAGAAAGCACCATCTGCCCGTCAAAAATTCAAACTTTAAGTTTTAACTATGCCTAGAAGAAAGAAAACGGATGATCCGATTGGAGTAGGTCTAACGGCAAAGCAAATGCGTCGTAAGAAACCACTTAACACGGATCTCCTGGTTGATATTGAACCACTCACAGACAATCAAGAAAAGTTTTTTGCTGACTATAAGTCGGGTAAGCATCTGTTTGCATATGGATGTGCGGGTACAGGAAAGACATTCATTGCCCTCTATAATGCCCTGAGAGAGGTTCTTTCTGGTGAATCACAGTACGAGAAGATCTACATCGTTAGATCGCTTGTAGCTACCAGAGAGATTGGTTTCCTGCCCGGTGATCATGAAGACAAGTCATCTCTTTATCAGATTCCTTACAAGAATATGGTAAAATATATGTTCGAGTTGCCATCGGAATCTGATTTTGAGATGCTGTATGGTAATTTGAAAACCCAAGGCACCATTAGTTTTTGGTCCACGTCATTCATTCGTGGTACTACCTTTGACAATGCTATTGTAATTGTTGATGAGTGCCAGAACCTCAACTTCCACGAACTTGATTCGATTATTACTCGCGTTGGTGAGAATAGTAAGATTCTATTTTGTGGTGATGGGGTTCAATCTGATCTAACTAAGACACATGAGAGAAATGGAATCTCGGATTTCACTCGCATCCTTACAAAAATGGAATCGTTCTCTCTGATTGAATTTGGTATCGAAGATATCGTTCGTTCTGGTCTGGTCAAAGAATACATCCTCGCTAAGAACGCAATTGGTTTAGTATGACCTTCATTCAACATAATTATCTCGGTGACATTGAACTCAACAAAAAAGAAACACCCGGTTGTAGACTATATCAAGTCCCAAATGGCGACTGGGTTCCTTCTATTACTTCTGTCACTTCTTTCTATAATCGCGAGATTTTTGTCAAGTGGCGCAAGCGAATTGGAGAAGAGGAAGCTAACAAAATTACGAGAAAGGCAACTGCCCGTGGAACTGATTACCATGAGGTTGCACAAGCATACTTAGAGAACAAGGAATTAAATTGGGACGACTATCGTCCTTTATCTAAGATAATGTTTCATCATAGCAAACCATATCTGGATAAGATAAATAACATACATGCTATTGAACGCACTCTCTTTTCTGAGTACCTTGGATTAGCCGGAAGAGTTGATTGTATTGCCGAATACGAAGGCGAACTAGCTATCATAGACTTTAAGACATCAGAAAAAATTAAACCAGAGAAGTGGTTGGAAAACTATTTCGTTCAGGAAACTGCATACGCTTGTATGTACTATGAGATGACTGGCATTCCAGTCACTAAACTCATTACTATCATGGTTACTCCTGGTGGAGAGGTCAAAGTATTTGACAAAAGGAACAAAGAAGAGTATATTGTACTTCTAGTTCGTTATATTAAAGAATTTGTCACCAACAATCTATCTCACGCCAATGCCAAATGAACTAGACGAAGCATTTCAGAAGAAGTTTCTGGGTCCTGCTAAATTTGCACAGGAAATCGAGAAACTTGTGCAAGAAAATAGAGAACTGAATTACATTGATGCTATCGTCGTGTTCTGTGAACAAAATAGTATTGAACTTGAATCAGTACCTAAATTATTATCAAAGCCACTAAAAGAAAAGCTTAAATTTAATGCTACCGAGTTGAATTTTCTTAAACGAAGTTCCCGAGCAAAACTACCTATCTAAAATGAACCAAGAGCAGGATCCCAATGAGTATTGGTTCGACTGGTCAATGGGTATAAATGAAATTCGTATGTTTCACAATCATCTATGCTATGCAGTACAAACTTGGCCTGGTTCACCTGCTCGCCCTCCTGAGGAGCAAGAGTTTCTTAAACACATGAAGCAAAAAACTTTTGCCATGCTGTTGGAGTATCAACTTGATCAACCCTCAGCAGAAAACGACTTTTAGTTTCAAAAAAAGGCGGAAAAAAATCCCGGCAAAAATTTGCCCTATTAGGTTTTTGATATGGAATTTAAGTTAGACAATTTAAAGGATGAGTGCCCCGTCATTGTCACTAAACTTCCAAAAGAAATAATGGAGGAGATTGATTCCTGGGTAAATTATGGTAGAGAGATCAAGAGTCATCCCCTATTCATGCTTAGAAATCATGAGAACTATGGTAAAAACTCATATCAACTCTCCATTCCTCCTAGGATGCTACAAGAGTCCTTCTGGTTGGCTCTCACTCTAAGGATGACTGCTGCTCTTTGTGGGGGATATCATAGAGACTATAAAATTAGAACCTTGGATGGTCATTTTGATTGCTCAGATGTCTGGTTAAATTTTTCATATAAAGGTGACCATAATCCTCAACATCGACACTCCGGTAGTCTATCTGGTGTGATATACTGTGAGAATCCTGATCTACATTCAATTCATTTTCCTGAATATGATGTGGAATTTTCAGGAGAACGAGGAAAGATGATTTTATTTCCTAGTGAAGTTGAGCATGAGGTCAAAGAGCAATTGACTGACAATGAACGTGTCACGATTTCTTTTAATATTATTCATAAAGATGATGCCAATTGAATGTTATAAGACATATCTTGCGATGAAGCAGCACTTCACCAAAGATAGTTACGACTACCTCAAATACTGTGGTAGAGTGAAAGCATCTAGTAATGCCTTTAATAAAAGAAAGGATAGATATTTCTTCGAGAAAATGTCCAGGCAGAAAAATGATAAAGAGATTGAGCAATTCTTTGTAGCAAACTTTGCTAGTTGTGATGATCCCCAAAGTCTTTACATGGCCGACATTGTTAAGAACGGAGAAAAAGTATACGTTGCTTGGCAAAAGAAAAATCAATCACTCTCTTATATGTTTAAGAGTGAGATAGAAGAAGTCTTTGGTGACAAGACTTTTGATGATATGTTTTCTATGAAAGAAAACAGTCACCCACAATTAGTCAAAGAATTTTTGAAAGGAAACATATCAATTGAATCATTGATTGTTTTGGACAAGATACTTGGATACAAATCTAAGTTCGATAAGAACATGTCAGACCCCGTATGGCAACTGATATCTTACCGTATACACAAGTATTCTCCCTTTCTAAATATTGACGTATTTCGATTCAAAAAAATTTTAAAGGAGATTATCCTATGAGCTTCTTCGATTCCGAAGTAGTAAGAGCAGAGATGGTAGAGATCCAAGAACTTCAAGAAGAAGTTTATACGAGGGTCTTTGACTTCCCTTCGATGGATAAGGAAGATAAACTTAATCATGTCAAAAAACTTGAATATCTTCTAGAAAAACAACGTGTTCTTTATACACGTTTGTCACTCTCCGATGATCCTGAGGCAAAGTTGATGAAGGAGAACATCGTCAAATCTGCAAAGATGCTGGGGATGCCCGATAACATTGACATGAGCATCGTTTTCTCCAATATGGAAAAGATGCTTAAAACCATGCGCCAACAGGTTGACAGGGACCTAACTTAGGTCCTATAATACCGAAGTACACACAAGCCAAACTACAAGCCAAATCTAATGTCTTTTTCTGATCTAAAAAAACAGTCCCGTCTGGGATCTCTTACTTCTAAGCTAGTTGCTGAGGTGGAGAAGACCAATGTTAAGAGCAACGGTTCCGACGAGAGACTGTGGAAACCATCACTCGATAAGAGTGGTAATGGTTATGCCGTAATTCGTTTTCTACCTGCACCTGAGAGTGAGGATATTCCCTGGGCAAAAGTGTACAGCCATGCCTTCCAAGGTCCTGGTGGATGGTACATTGAGAACTCTCTGACTACTATTGGTCAGAAGGATCCTGTATCTGAGCACAATCGTGACCTCTGGAACAGTGGTAATGAAGCGGACAAAGATACTGTCCGTAAGCAGAAACGTAAGTTGTCCTATTACAGCAACATCTATGTTGTTAAGGATTCAACTAACCCCGAAAACGAAGGAAGAGTATTTTTATTCAAATATGGCAAGAAAATCCATGACAAGGTCCTTGCTGCTATGCAGCCCGAATTTGAGGACGAAACTCCTATCAATCCCTTTGATTTCTGGGAAGGTGCGGACTTCAAACTCAAAATTCGCAAGTTGGATGGTTACTGGAATTATGACAAGTCAGAGTTTGATTCTGTTGCACCTCTCCTTGATGACGATGATGCACTTGAAGCAATCTGGAAGAAGCAATACTCCTTAGCAGAGTTTACCTCTCCTACAAGTTTCAAATCCTATGAGGATCTGGAACGTCGCTTGAATCAAGTCCTACGAGTTCAACAACGTCGTGTTGCAGCTGATGAGTCTTATGAAGATGAATCAGAAGGTCGCGGTCGTATTACTGATGACTTTAATTC